TCGATTGGAGTGGAAGTGAAAGAGGGGACAGGGGCTGAAGCTGCAAGGCGATACGCTGATGCAATACTGGAACTCTTTTCTCCTTCGGAGGCAATGTTCTTGAGGAACGGGGATTGTCTGCGAGTGAGAGGTGACACTGGACCGTTTCCTGGACAACTGATAAAATCAGGTCCGGGAAAGGTGGTGATACCGGTGACCATCCCCTTGAGGCTGAGAACACAGAACGTGATCGATCCTGCTTTCCCTGTGACGGGGACTGGGTGGGGAGACGGCTTTGATGAGGGGTTTGGCTAATGCCACAGACTGAAAGAACAACGGCTGAGGTGAATGAGCTTCTGAAGGACAATACGTCCGAGGATATCTCACCTCAGGATATGCGGGATGTAGTAGCATCGATATTTGGTGGATATGCGGGGCTAGGATTTGCTGGTGCTGCTTCGGGTTCACTGGCTGTGGATGTAACTCCAGCAGTGATCACTCAATATGACGAAGTGATTTCTCAGTCAATTGATGTGAATTTGGAAGGTTGCGCCGCTAATCAATCAACGGGAATTATTACGATAGGCCAAGCGGGCATCTACCAGATAAACTTCTTCTGTTCGTTTGATTTGACCCAGAATAACAGGTTGGTTAGTTTCCAACTCTTCGTGAACGGGGGATCAGACGAACCTGGATTGGAGAGGTTTGTTTCGAACGGGGCTGATGTGGGAGAAGTGGCTGCTAGTGGACCAGCTGTTTTAGCAGATGGAGCTGTTCTAGATATCAGGGCTTCGATAGATACGGGTACGGCAGGAATGATATTCTCGTCGTTAGGATTCAGTGTTTTCCGGGTGGGTTGAACTGTAACCAACGGAGATTAGAACCTCAACTGAGGGAGACAGCAGATGGCTGAACAAACTGGCCAACAAATTACGGTGAATTACAAGGAGGAGGTAACCTTCAACACACCCCCTGATCCGAGTGGTGGAGAGCAGTTGAGGATTACTCCTTCTGGAGGGCAGAACTTGGCAAGAGCCCTCATCGAGAGTGAGGAGATCAGGAAGGACTTGCTCACGACTATGGGCAGGTTGGGTTCCAGTTCGGTCGATGGTGCTTACAGCGGAGAGCTGTCGGTGCAGAGCTTCGACACGATCATGCAGGCCGTGATGAGAAGCACTTTCGTTGCGGCAGTCGCTATCACGGAAGTTGAAATGACTTCCATCACGACCACGGTTGGCTCTATCGTGGCTGCAGCAGGGGACTGGCAGGCAGAGGGAGTTCGGGTTGGGGATGTTGTCAGGCTGACTGGGCATTCTACGGCAGCCAACAACGATCTCAATCTGAGGGTGATCTCGGTGTCGACTCTTACGCTAGGGATTGCAGGTGATCCTCTGGTGGTGGATGCGGTACCAGATGTTGCTTTTACTCTGACCATCCTCAAGAAGCTCTCTGCTCCTGCAGGGGTGATCCCAGTCCGTCGTTCATACCACTTTGAAGAGTACTACGACATCTTGGACCTTTCCGAGACCTTCGGTGGTGTGAGGTTCGTTCGATTCAGAGTCACGGGTGCTCCTGATGGGTTTGCGGTTGTGGAGATTGGAGTCATGGGAGCCAGTGCTACGGCTCTGGATGAAGGCGCTTCTCCTTTCTTCGCGGCTCCCACGGTCTACACCTCGACTGGACTCATCTTCACGGATGCGTCGATTCGGTATGGTGGGGTCGAGAAGGTCACTCTGACTGGAGTGGAGATCCTGTTGGAGATCGCGGCAGAAACTCTCCCCGTGATCGGTTCCAATACGACACCTGATGTGTTCGACAATGACATCAGAGTGACGGGGAATGTGTCCGGGTTGAGGCAGGATCTGTTGAACCTGGCTCGGTTGGAAGCAGAGACTGAGTTGGAACTGCAGATTCTCTTGGAGGAGCCTACGGCTGTTCCGAAGGAATGCATCAACTTCTTCGTGCCGAGACTCAAGATCTCTGCCTCAGAGAAGGAGCTTGGTGGAGACGGAGCGTTGCTTGAGAGCTCCCCCTGGTTCGCGGGACCGAAAGAAACCGTGGACATCAACTATGACACGGGGATGGTCACGATTTCGACATCGTCCCCGTAGGAGTAGGAAGGTAAGTGAGCGCACCACTTACTTATTTGTAGTACGACTCGGTCCTGTGCCCCTGCTGTTCTAGGGACTGTAAAAAGGAACTAGGTGCGTAACAGTGGGGGTGCAGGACCATTTAGGAGTAGGGTTTATGACGGACGAGAAGAAGGAGGAAGTGGTCGAGGAAGAGGGACCGGGTGGTTTTGACCTGGAAAGTGCTCTTCCGGTGGAGAAGATGGAGGACAAGGGCATTGACGTTGAGCTCTTGGGTCTGGACGGTGAGTGGATGCTCTTCAAAGGGGAGAATGGGACTGAAGAGAATGTCTCCATGAAGGTTGTGGGCACCTACTCTACCAGATATCGTCGGGCTCAGGAAACTCAGACGACCAAGACGCTGAGGAAGCGTTCTTCTTCTAACTTGGGGAGAGATCTCGGAGAGAGAAGGATCGAGTTGGTGGCTTCTTGTGTCCTCAGTTGGAACGGGTTCTACCACAAGGGTACTCCGATTGCCTTTGGCAGGAACAACGTCATCAAGGTGCTGGAGGCTGCTCCGTGGATTAGGGAGCAGTTGGAGAACGCGATGGAGAACCACGAGGCTTTTTTGAAGGGGAACTCGAGCAACTGATCGCGAAGGCGGTATTTGAATTCTCTTTGGGTAGGACTCCAGATACGATTGGAGGGGCAACGCAGGAAGCTCAGATCGCTCATCTGGTTGCAAAAGGAATCCTACCCGAAGAGGATTTGATCAGCCCCGAAGTTCCCCCAGGCCTAGAGTACTTGTGGACAGGGTTTAAGGAGCTGCAAGCGACTCGGCAGTCGAGTATGAGTGGGATGGAAGCGTTTCAGTACTTGGAAATAGACGCTTTCTTGAGGTTGACTGATAGATTCTGGTCACCGCATGATGTGAAAGCAATTGTGCAGATGGATCTTGAGGTTCGACTAGCGGTTAGAGAACAGTCAAAGAAGAAGGGGAAGTGACGTGGATGTAGCAACCCTAGGACTGAAGTTAGATAGTCGAGGGTTTCTTGTTGGTGTAAAGCAGGCTGAAAGAAGTCTGCTAGGTTTGTCAAAGGCGGAGACTAGAGTCCAAAAGGACACTCTCAATATGGGGAGGGCTTTTGGCAAGCTTGGAGGTTTGGTAGCAGGCTTTGGGATCACAATCGGAGCGGTTGGACTGCTCCGAGGTTTGGTCAACATCAACAGAGAGTTTGAGCGGCTGAAAGCTCAACTCCAGACCACTGAGGGGTCTCTTACGGGAGCTAATTCAGCTTTTACAAGGCTGGAAGAGCTAGCCATTGGGACCCCGTTCGAGCTTGATGGGTTGACCGAGGCGTTTGTACAATTGCGGGTGAGGGGTGCAGATCCTACCAATGAGCAGTTCCTCGCATTGGGTGACATTGCGTCCTCGTTCTCTCGGGACATTACTGAGGTGTCAGGAGCAGTTGCCTCTGCCACAGCAGGTATGTCCAGACCTCTGAGAGGGTTTGGGTTTGAGGCCAAGGTGACGGGAGATCTGGTCGAGCTATCCTTTGGTGGAATGACGAAGGTTGTAAATAGGTCAGCTCAAGATATCGTTGAAGCCATGGGTGAGTTGACCAAGGGTAAGTTGGCCGGCGCCATGGAACGGGAGATGATGACCGTAAACGGTATTATCTCCAACTTTGCCGACAATGTGGGTCGGTTGGCTAGGGCCATTGGTGGTGGGGGTGGTCTGAACGCAGAGATTTTCAAGGTTGTTCAAAGAGCTGAAGCTCTGGTGGGGGTAATGGCGGACAACGCTACTGCCATTAGACAGTTCACCAATATAGCTATTCAGGCTGCAAAGGCGATTCTTGCTCCATTCATCGCGATAATCAGGGTACTCTTTAATCTGGGCCAGCAGGTTGGAGAAGTAGCTAACATCATTGGATTTGTGTTGACTGGTCAGTTTGATAAGGCATTTGAGGCTTCGGGAAGAATTGAAGGTAACTTTGCAGATATGGCAGATGCGGTTCTTGACAATAGTGCGGCTTGGGATGGCTTGCTATTTGCTATCACAGATGTTCCTCCGGCTATTCGTGCGGCGAATGATGCCGCGGAAGAAACGGCTGGCACGGCTGGAGGGGCTATTGAATTAAGTGAAGCTGAGCTGAAACTGGCGAAGGCATCTCAGGATTTGGTAGAAGCTCTTGAGATCCAGATAAATGCTGAGAAGAGACTACTGGCTGCACAGATGGAAGGTGCACAAGCATTGGCTATGGTGGAAGCTCAGTTGGAGAGAGAAGCTGCTTTGCGGGAAGCTGGTGCGATAGCGGTTGAGGGTCAAAAAGATCA